CAGACTCAGATCCTTGGCATATCAGGTGGCTCTACAGTCAGAGACTTGAACTGTGAGAGATTGAAGAATGCTAAGACACTATATGATATGGGTATGAAAGTAGCGGCAGTTGCAACGATGTGTCAGGATAGAAGAATCTTTGACGCGATGTGGCATGCTGGCACACCTTGTCCGTTCGAAGGTATGATTGGTGAAGCTGCCAAGAGAGCTTGGGATGCACATCCTAATCGTATTCCTAAACACGAAATAACAAAAGAAGATGACTCTTATCAAAAGATTCTTATTGGCGTTGGTATTGCCGCTGTTCTTGGCGTCGCATTCTAACGCACAAGTAAGTTCAACTGGCAACCTAATCAACGATAACAGTTGGTCAGGTGTTACCTATGGGTATGACCCACATGATTGTTGTAGCAATCCAGGTGGATCTCAGCCACTTTATAATATACCAGACGGAATTATAAAGTGGAGTTATGGGCAAGCAACAGTTTCACAAAGCATTGGTATTCAAAATGCGTTGAAAGAAGCAGGCACAGGTCTTCAAGTAACTGGATATAACTGGTCGTGGTGGGTGAGAAACGACAATGGTGGTAACCGAAATCAAAATGGAGTAGACACTCTTAACTATTGGGTTAACACAACAAGTAGCACTGGTCAACTTCTTGATCAAATGTCTGGAACATACAATACATCATTTGGACCAACACAATTTTCAGGAACAAGAACTTATGCGTCTCCTTACGATCTTTCTAATCTCGGAAGTTTGACTGTTAGTTTTAGTGGAAAAGATGGTGGATTTTGGGCAGGTCTTTATGGACCTGAAGTTGGAAATGTTAACATTTCTTTAAACTATTCTGTTGATCCTTGCGCATCTGATCCATTGTATTCACCTACATGTCCAGGTTTTGCCGCTGCGCTCGCCGAATTGACGGCGTCAGCGACACCAACCGATACAGTCGAGGATGTCATGAATGCAGTTCCGACATCCACGGTTGCTGGCACTACGTCCGTTGAAGAGACGAGTACAGCAGCGGCACCCGTTATTGATGCTGGTGGTATTGAGGTATCTACCACCGGTGAATTGACAATACCTGGTGATGCTCCCAAAGAAAAGGTAGAGCAGAAACAAGCAGTAGAAGAGAAGAAAGAAGAAAAGAAAGTAACTGTTGATTACAGCTTGATTGCAATGGTTGTAAGACAGGCAACTGACTTAACTAATGTAATGAGTGTGGTGAATCAAAGCATTATGCAGTCGACAGAGTCGCAAGTACCTGCATTATCTTCTACTGGTATAGAAGAAGCAGCATTAACAGAGATAACAATAGAACAGTCATCCACCACACAAGACTCACCTATTACAAATGCAGCAATGAGTCAAGATAATAATACACAGACAACACAAGTAGAAGCAGCGACTACAACAACGCAGACAACACAACAACAAGCAAAAAAACAACCTAACGAAGCTGCAGCTGGTGGTATCAGTATGGATAGTTTTGCAAAAGCACCGGCCGACTTCAGTGCATACCAAACGCAGTTAGCAGACGTTTCGTTTTATGCACCAAAAGAAATTTATAAAGGTCAAGTCAATGTAGACAATAGGAGAGCAATGAGAGGACTTGGCTCTGATAGGTTACACCAAGAGATGGTAAGACAACAATACGGGAGATAATATTTCGTGGAAACCACAGCATTTATAGCAGGTTTTTTTACTGCATTGGGTTTTTGGACTGCTGGCAAACTTACTGATAAAGTTGATGCAGCCATGAAACCACCTGCAATAGAAAAACAAGTAGAAAAAGATAAAGAGGAATCACAAGAAAATGGCAAATAAAGATCTAGGCGAAGGCATTGAAAACTTTGAACAAGAGATAGAAGGTCTCAAGAACAAAGAGTTTCGTCTGTTTGGTATCAAGATGACTGCGATGACAATCAGCGCAGCGTTCGCAATCATATCGGCCGGTGTCGGTTCATTGTACGGTGCCTTTGAGGTGTACAAGGACTACATGGAGATGAAAGAGCAGATTCAGAGTTATGTTGCTCCAGACCTCAGCGGTATCAACGAGCGACTGACAGCAGTTGATAAGAAGATGGAAGGTATTGCTGCCAACGTTCAGCAGTCTACTGAATACACTAATGAGATTAAAAATGATTTAAAGAGTGATATTCGTAGAGTTGAAAAGGTAGTAGAGGGTGTAGAGCGTTCAACAAAGGAACAACAACGTCAGGTTGATGCTGACTTAAAAGTGGCAAGAAATGAGATGAGAGATCTACAGAAAGAAGTAGACAGAGGTCTCAAAGAAGTCAAAAAAGAGATGGACGATAAAATAAAGCAAGCGCTTGACAATCCACTCGCAAATTAATATATAATAGTATGATACAATTGACTAATAATGCTAAAGAAAAAATTATGGAGCTTAATGCAGAGGAGCGCGACCCAAATGTAAGAGTTCGTCTCTACATACAAGGGGGAGGTTGCTCTGGATTTAATTATGGATTTATATATGATAAATTACAAGATGATGATTGGGATATTGAAGGTCTATTAGTAGATTCTACTAGTATGACTTATCTTGAAGGTTCAACTTTAGATTACAAATCCGAACTCTTTAATAGCGGTTTTGTTGTAGATAATCCAAATGCTATACACACATGCGGATGTGGAAATAGTTTTGCAATATAAAAAGGAGAATTATGTTAACATCAGTACAATTTAAGGATTTATTTCCTAACTGTAAGGACCCTGAGGGGTGGGTTGAGGCAATGGAAGAAGTATTTCCAGAATATGAGATTAATACACCAAAACGTATTGCTGCTTTTATAGCTCAATGCGGTCATGAATCTGGTGGTTGGAGAGTTTTCTCTGAAAATTTAAATTATAGTGCAAAGGCTTTAAATGCTGTATTTCCAAAATACTTTAAGAACGCTGGGCGTGACGCTGAAGAATATCATAGACAACCCGAGAAAATTGCAAACGTGGTATATGCTGGCCGCATGGATAATGGTGATACAGACTCTGGTGATGGTTGGCGTTACCGTGGTCGCGGTCCTATCCAACTAACTGGTAAAGCTAATTATGCAGCATTTACTGAAGATATGGGAGTAGATGCTCTAGATAATCCTGATATGGTATCAGAGGATAAAAAGGTGGCTTTAATGTCTGCTATTTGGTTTTGGAATAAAAACGGTCTAAACAAATATGCTGATGAGGGTGATATTAAAACTATGACCAGACGTATTAACGGTGGTTACATTGGTTTAGAAGATAGAATTCATCACTGGGAAGAGACTCTAAAAGCTCTAGGCGAAGAAGGCAGCTCTCACGATCATGAAGATGATGAGGTTGAAATAGATGTTGAGGATATTGGTATTCTTAAACGTGGTATGAAAGGTGATGGAGTTAAGCTAATGCAAGAAGCTCTTGGCCTAGATGCTGATGGGGTCTTTGGACCAGGTACCGAGCGTGCTCTTAAACAATGGCAGAGTGACAATGGCTTAACTGCAGATGGTATTGCAGGTCCATCAACACTTGGTCAGCTATTAGATTGAGGGTACAGTAAATTTAAATATCTGTCTTGGGTTACCAAAGGAAATAACAATGGCCTCGGAACCATCATCGTTCCAGGCCATTCCTGATGACACTATACCATTTAAGTTGTGGTAAGTTCTACTATCACTTACAAAAGAAAGAGTACTAAGATCCCAGGATGTCCCAAATTTTAACCTAAAAACTCTTTCATTACTAGGTAAATATAAATGAGTTCCTGTGCTATCTATCCACATACCATATCCAGAAGAGGCTATACCAGGTATAGTTGAAATATCAAAACTGGTATTGCTAGAAGCAGTAGATAGATCCCAGCTAGTAGATAGATCCTGCTGGTAAATAGCAGATGATGTTTGGTCAACAAAATACAATTTACTACCATCACTGCTTAACGATATTCCATTCATTTCACTTAATGATGTATTACTTGTATAATCAGTAGTATTAGCCAAGGTCGCGGTACTCAAATCCCATCCTGTACCTAAATTATAATGTTCAATTTTTCTAGCAGTTGCTGCATAAATTAAATACATCTTAGTTCCATCAGAGCTAAAATGTAAATCTCTGTGCAAAGAATTGCTAGTTGATAATGTTTGAGTAGGACCAGTAATAGATCCAACATCCCATCCGGTTGATAAGGTATACTTCTCTATACGAGCTCCACCTGAAGTTTGTAGAGTAAATAACTTATCTCCATCTGAGTTTACATATAGTCCCTGTTTAGTATTTGTTCCATAGTAATACCCTCCAGCTGAAAACTCTCTTAAATAGTCAGACCCAGTTCCTATTGAAAAAATTCTAGAACCATCTGGTTTTAAATAAAGACCAGTAGGAAAAGTATCAGACGCGTTTAAAGAAGAGTTATCATATGAAGCTGTATTTACTGACCAAGGAGTTGATAATGTAAAGCTACGAATGGTATCATTAGTAGTTTCAGTTGTATAGACTTTTGTACCATCATTACTAACAGCAATAGCGCTAGGTACACCTAGAGTATTAATAAGAAACCTTTGGTATGTACCTAATGTTAGTGACCAAGCATTACCTGTTATAGGATATTCCACTATATACCGATTTGAACTTCCCGTTAAATACAATCTAGTACCGTCTGGTTTAAAGTAAAGACCTGTAGGGGTTAACTCAGAGCCAGAGACTAAAACATTTAATGAAATAGATGCTGATTGTAAATCCCAAGGAGTTGATAAGTTATATCTATATACTCTATCATTATTAGTGCTCATTACAAACAAGTAATTTCCATCCGGACTAATATAGAGCCCGTATGGATTAGTTATAAAGGTATTAACATTTAATGTATAGTTTAAACTTAATCCATCAGCATTCCATGGAATCGAGGTAGTGTATTCATATATCTTACCTCCATTTGTATTACCTGTTACAAATAGTTTTAGACCATCAGGGCTCCAAAATATATCTTTAGGAAAACTCTCAGTGCTTGCTATTACAGTCGTAACATCATCAGATCGATAACTAGCAATAGGTAACCACACTTTATTAGATGCTGGAGCAAACTCTAGCTGTGTAGAGTCCCAGTTTGGAAGTGCAGCCCCTCCTATTAGGTTTGCTCTATACAATGAGGTCAAAGAGTTAATTAAAGGAGCCATTTTAACCAAAAGAAGAAAAACTACCTAGTACCTGCCAAGCACTAGATATTCTTAGCATAGTAAATGTTACTAAATCTATTTTATTTGCATTACCGGTAGGCTCTTCGCCGTTAGTCCAATTAATAGTCTGACTGCTACCATCTATTTGTATTGAGTTCGGAATATAAGCTGTTCCACCTTGATTTAATATTAAAGTTACAACTTTAGCTCTATTATTTGTTGTATCTACATTAGTAATATTAGCAGTGAAGTTAGCAACAATAGAAGAATGATAGAAAATAGCACCTGTGCTAAAATCATGACTAACAGTACCTGTTGCTGATGTCTTATTTTGTATAAGCTCAGTACTTTGCTGTAAATTAAATAAACCACTAACCGATAATTCGGCAAGAGTTCCTATATTAGTATTATCTATTCTTGTTGTCATATATAATATACCTAGGTTATTTAATACTATTTATGTCTGATTTAAATCTTGATCAACTTAATGCTAGAGCAGCGGAATTAATGAAACCGGTATATCAGCAAATAATGATGACCGATGAGAAAGGTGATATGCTACTTCTATCTTTAGCTATGTTAAAAAAAGCTGCTGAACTATTAGATACCCATTTCGATAAAGAAACAAGAATAAAACAATTCGAAATCTTTACTAAATGAAGTGGTTGATATTTTTACTTATTCCCCTTACAATATGGGCAGTGTATATCTACGGAGAGGTTCTTTCCGTTCAACTTGCGTTTTATTGGAGTTTATGCTTTCAATAATTTATAATATTGAAACACATTGTTAGCTCAGTAGAGAGTGATGACACTAGATGTTAGAGGACGATGGATGTAATTTCCATTACAGTGTGTTTCAATATGGTAAAGAATTTAAGCGTAGGTTCGAGCCCTACTCGAGGAACCAATCTGCCCATAGCTCAGCTGGATAGAGCAACGGCCTTCTAAGCCGTCGGTCGGGCGTTCGAATCGCTCTGGGCAGGCCAACTTTATGCGACTGTGGTGGAATAGGTAGACACAACAGACTTAAAATCTGTCGACTTCGGTCGTGCCGGTTCGATTCCGGCCAGTCGCACCAATATTATGAAAACAGAAAAAGAAATTATTAGCGGTACTGAACTTACTTACAATAACAAAACAGTTTATTATAGTAAGCGTTTAGTTCAAGAAGATTATACCTTTAAGCATCAGGTATACTACTTCAATGAGGGATGGCCGTTCCCACAGTACTTGATTCTTAATCGAGAAGATTTTAGAATTAAGCGCCTTGAAAAAGAGGCTTTTGATATGTCAAAAATGGATGATGCAATTTATTAACATAGGAAATATATGAAAAAAACTATTATGGCTGTAGCCACAACACTTATCACAGCAACTGCTATGGCTGACGTTACACCTTTTGTTGGTTTGGAGCGTGAAGTTAATGCTGCAACTAACCGTGCCATGGTTGGTGTTGGTGCTGACTTGGGCCCAGTTAACGTAGAAGCCAAGTATAATTGGACAGCTCCTAACACCACAAAATTTGAAGGTGAAAAGGTTGATGTTGATTTATCTATGAGCATTGGTGATAATGCTGATGTATACATGAAAAACGAACTCACTACAAGCTTTAAGCATACTGCTACTGTTGTAGGCATTAAAGTATCGTTCTAAACTAAGGAGTATATTATGAACTTGAAGTTCGCGTACTTAAAAGGTAGTAAGACTGAGTTGTGTTTGAAGGAAGCCTTTGCAGGCGAATCGCAAGCCAACCGTCGTTATCTGTATTTTGCAAACCAAGCCGATGTGATGGGCGAGCCTGATGTTGCCGCTCTATTTCGTTCGACCGCTGAGGGCGAGACTGGTCACGCTCATGGTCACATGGAGTTCTTGATTGATGGTGGTGCTGGTGATCCTGCTACTGGTATGTCTGCCAAGACCGTAGAGGAAGCTCTTGAGTCTGCCATTCATGGCGAGACTCATGAGTATACCGATATGTATCCTGGTATGGCACGTCAAGCACGTGATGAAGGGTTTGATGAGATTGCTGATTGGTTCGAGACTTTGGCTAAAGCTGAACGTTCACACGCCAATCGCTTTACTAAAGCCTTAGATGCCCAAAAGGCGAAATAAAAAATTGCGCTTGTAGCTCAATGGTTAGAGCAGCGGACTCATAATCCGTTGGTTGTAGGTTCGAGTCCTACCGAGCGCACCAAGGAGTAGATATGGACGAAGGCGATTTTATTGTTCAATATAGTGAAGTAATTAAAGAAAAAAGCTTTTCTTACATTACTAGATTATTGGCTGCAGATTTAATTAATAATCCATATCTTACTCTTGGCGATTTCTTTAAAAATTTGGCTGATGTAGAAATAGATATTTTGCTAGAAAAGGCCGACCATCTTCTGGATGATAATGAGAATCATTCTAAATCTTTAGAAGAGATGTTAATTTTAACTATGATGCTTTGCCAAGCTGAAGGTGTTTCTTTATCTACTGAAGATGAAATAAGAGAAGCAGCAAATCTTTTAGCTATAATTATTCATGGAGTATCACTAGGTAAAAAAGGAATAGTGGAAGTAGCATACGATAAGCTTTCATTAGGAAAAGAATTTGAGAACGAAGTGGTTTTTAAAAGAATATAATGAAAATTAATATTGAAGAAGTAAAAGAATATCTTAATAATACTTCTAAAGAATCTAAAATTTATATCGGTGGTGATTCTGAGCGAGTTATAGTTAATAATATTTGGTATGCGGATTATACACTAGCAGTTGTAATTCATATTAATGGAAAAAATGGCTGTAAACTATTTGGTGAATCTTGTCGTGAGCGGGATTTTGATCAAAAGATTAATAGACCAAGATTCCGATTAATGAGTGAAGTTTATAAAATATCGGAATTATATCTTAAACTTGCTGATGTATTAGAAGGTAGAGATGTTCAAATACATCTCGATATTAATCCTAAAGAAACGGCTGGTAGTAATTGTGTATTAAACGAAGCTATTGGATACATTAAAGGTACATGTAATATTATACCTTTCGTAAAACCGGAAGCTTTTGCTGCTTCTACAGCAGCCGATAGAATTAAGGAACTTCGTAGAGCCGCTTGATTTATTTTTTTCCTGGGAATATAATATACATATATTAACAATTTTTGGAGTATATTATGTCTCATGAAGTAGAAACAATGGCTTATGCAGGTGAAGTTCCCTGGCACGGTCTAGGTGTCAGGGTACCAGCTGATCTGTCTCCAGAGCAGATGCTTGTTAAAGCAGGTCTTGACTGGACTGTAGATAAGCTACCTTTATTTACTGTCGTTAATGATAATAAGTATCCTGTTCCTAATAAGCGAGCTTTAATTCGTAGCTCCGATGATACTATTCTTGATATTGTAACTGATAGTTGGAATCCAGTGCAGAATCAAGACGCATTTGAGTTCTTTGATGAGTATTGCCGAGCAGGTGATATGGAAATGCATACTGCTGGATCTCTTAAAGGTGGTCAAATAGTCTGGGCTCTTGCTAAGGTAAAAGAATCTTTTGAGCTTTTTAAGGGAGATGAGGTAGAGAGCTATCTACTTCTAACTAACCCGCATAAGTTCGGACAATCTATTGATGTCCGGTTCACACCTATTCGGGTGGTGTGTAATAATACTCTTACTTTGAGTCTTAACTCACACTCTGTTAATTATGTTAAAGTAAATCACTCAACAAAATTTAATGCCGATCAAGTTAAAGAAACACTGGGTATTGCAACTGATAAGCTTGCCAAGTATAAAGAGATGGCTGCATTTTTGGGTAGTAAGCGATATACTCAAGAATCCATGCAGCAGTACTTTAACGACTTGTTTCCAACCTACTCTAAGAAAGAAGGTAAGGAAGTTTCACGTAATGCTCAGAAAGCAGCTAGTATTATTGAGACACAACCAGGTTCTAAATTTGCAGAAGGTACTTGGTGGCAACCATTTAATGCAGTAACGTTCTTGTTAGATCATGTTATTGGTCGTAATAACGAGACTCGTATTGCATCATCTTGGTACGGTCTTAATAAGAGCGTCAAAGTCCAGGCACTTGAAAAAGCTGTAGAGTACGCTGAAGCAGCATAACCATAGAATCCCCTCTCCATAAATAGTAAATAAGGAGAGGGGATTACTTATGGCTACCGAAAGAGCAGCAGAAATAGCAGAAAGAAATGCATTTGATCAACTTCAAAAACTATTACCTGTATCTAAGGTAATAGCTGCTCCTGCTGGTTCCGGGACCGATTTTCCTGATTTTGGGTATAGAATTATTATTGATAATAAGAAAGTCGATCTTCATTTTGAATTTAAAGATGATTGGAAGACACAAATGGGGTCTATGAGAGATTGGATATTTGACGGTCAATCAAAGTCATTTTCTACCCCAACAACTGATCCTAACAAAGAAATGTTGATTTCCGTTATTAATAATACACCAGAAGCTAAGCTTAATGCCAGTAGACTTTTAAAAGATATAAAAACTTTTTATAGCCCAAAAGTTACTAAGCTTTATTCTGGTGCATTAACTGTACTACCTTCTTCAGAACGAAAAAAACAATATTTAAATATGGTTAGCAATATGTCTAATTTTACTATTGCTAATATACAAAATAGCTCTTTAGGTCAAAAAGTGCTAGATCACTATCACAAAAAATTTGTTGCTAACTTACAACGTGATGCGGATTACAGTGTTTTATTTTTTATGATAGGTGATACTATTTGGTATGTAGAAGATAATGGTACGGCTACAGATAAAATTAAAAAAACAATAGCCAGTTATTTTAATACTACTTCAATTACCACATTAAGTAACTTAACTGCTAATTTAGAAGTTCGTATTCAGCCTAGACCGTCTTTAAAGTCATTATTAGAGACACCTAATAAGCCAGTTAAGGGTATAGATGTTATGGCAAATTTCAGATTAAAAACGAAGCCTGCAGGCGGGGTAAAGGTAATATAATGCTTAACTTTAAATTCTTTTTAACGGAAGCAGTTTCCGATGAAGGTAAGCTCAAACACTTAGAGCACGCAGAAGATCATGTCATCAACCAAGGTGATAAGGGCTTTGCCCATGCGTATCACAATCTCAATGATGTACACGACCATCTTAAAGGTAAGAAGTCCAGCACGTCTGTGACAACCAAATACGATGGGTCTCCTTCAATCGTTTGGGGTCATCATCCTACTTCCGGTAAGTTCTTTGTTGGTACTAAATCGGTGTTTAATAAAGAGCCAAAAATTAATCATACGCCTGAAGATATAGAGCGCAATCATGGACATGCACCAGGGTTAGCTCAAAAATTAAATCATGCACTTAAGCATTTACCTAAAGTAACACCAAAAGGTAAAGTATATCAGGGCGATTTAATGCATTCAGGTGTTAAATCAAAATCTAACCCTCATGGTGATGTTGATAGTAAGGGTGGTAAATATCATTTTAAACCTAATACTATTACCTATTCAACTCATCATGGCAGTGAAGAAGGTAAGAAAATTGCTTCATCAAAATTAGGAGTAGTGCCTCATACTGAATATAAAGGCTCTTCTCTAACTAATATGAAAGCTCATTATAATGCTGATGTATCTCATCTAAAGCATCATTCAGATGTTCATGTGATTTCGCCACATTATGATAGTAAGCAATCTAGTTATTCTCATGAAGATCAAAAATCATTTGAAGGTCATATGCATGCTGCTACAAAATCCTTTAACTCAGCACATAAAGACTTTCATAAGGCTATAGAACCTCATACTACTCATCTTAAGACTTATATTAACAGTACTGTGCGCGATGGTAGTAAGCCTTCAATAACCGGTTATAAATCTCATCTAACTAATCACTTTAATAAAAAGGCAGACAATGTAAAAACAGATGCTGCTAAAGCTAAACATTTAAATAATTTACAAAATCATCATAATCATGTTGACTCTAATGCAGCTCATTTTAAATCAACTTTAGATATGCACAAACATCTTGCTGCTGCAAAAAATGTTTTAGTTAATACTATGTCTAAAAATAGTAAATTTGATCATCATATTGGTGGCATTAAAACTAAACCTGAAGGTTTTGTATCCGTTAGAAACAACAGGCCTACTAAGCTTGTTGATAGAGGTGACTTTAGTAGAGCTAACTTTTTATCTAGAGAACGATAATGGCAAATAAGCATATTATTAAGTTATCAGACACAGAAGCAGTTCTAAAGATATACATCACAGCATCTGCTGGAGGTACAGTTGATATTGATTTGGAAGATGATCTTACCGCACCTACTCAAACGTTTTTAGGTAACCCTGATGTTGGTATTCAGGAAATACATTGGGGCGCAAAAAAAGACAAGCAGATAGATGTTACTAGAGTAGTTCCTAGTGATCCCTCTGGTGTACATGGTCACTATTATCTTTTAAATACAGGATCATATAAATTTGTAGGTTTTGTAGATAATGTATATTCTAGTAGAAATATTCGTATAGTCGGTGATGGTCCATTTCATGTTTTAATAAAACTTAGAAAGACCTCAGGATGGACAAATCTATAATTATAAATAGAAGTACAGTCTAGGCTAAGGCAAACCTGTTTGAGGTAATATGGAAAAAACAAAGAAAATAAAAAAAACAGTTACAGGTAGTAAACCTGATATTATTGATATAAACCCTGATACTACTAAAACAGTAAAAGAAGAGAAGGAAAGTACTGCTGTATTTGCGTTCGGTAGAATGAACCCTCCTACTACTGGGCATGAAAAGCTTATTCATAAAGTATCAGAAGTAGCCAAGAGCCACGGTGCTGAAGGCCATATCGTCGCCTCTCATTCTGAAGGCACTAACAAAAATCCTCTTCCACAAGATAAGAAGATTTCTTATCTTAAAAAAATCGCACCTTCTAATCTACATGTTCATGGATCTACGAAGGACGAACCATCATTCTTACATCAAGCAAAAAAACTTCATGATGCCGGTCATAAGCATTTAGTTATGGTTGCTGGATCTGATAGAGTCGATGAATATAAAAATAAGCTCGATCAGTATAATGGTAAAGAAGGTCACTACAATTTTAAATCTATTAAAGTTGTTTCTTCAGGTCATAGAGATCCTGATGCTGAAGGTACAGAAGGTATTTCTGGTACTAAGATGCGTGAGCATGCACGCTCAGGCGATCATCAAAAATTTAAAGCCGGGTTACCTAAAGCATTGCATCCGCACGCTAAAGAAATTGCCGATCATATTAGAAATATTGGTGAACAGTCGGATAAATTTATTATTGAAGCTGTACTAGATTACGCTCAAAGACGTAAGCGCGCTATTCTGTTAAAGCGACGTGAACCTCGCATTCAGCGTCAAAGGATGATTGCATTAAGAAGGTTTGCTAGTAATTTAAATTTAATGCGTAGAGCTCAAAAACTAGCCAGGCATGTTGTACGTAGAAGATTTGCAGGTAATAGAGGTGCTGATTATGCTAATCTCTCAACAAGCGATAAAATTGCGGTAGATAGACAAGTACAAGGTAAGCAAAAGCTTGTAAAGATGCTGGCTACCAGATTATATCAAAAAGTTAGACGTAAAGAGGCAGCACGTTTAACTAAGATGCGCGCCGGTGTTGCGCGCCCTCAAGCTAAGTTATCTAATATTATCGCTTCATTTGCCCATCCAGATCTACCTTTAAATATATTCGAAGATATTGTCTCTAAGGTTTTAAGAAGTCAATATCAATTAACTGAAAAAGAAGAAAACTATTTAAAAGAGAAATCAGAACAATATAATATTGAATTTTCTATTTTAGAAGAAATATTTTACAGAGGCGTTCAGGACTGGACCCTTAGAGGGGATGAATCACATACCTATACACAATGGGCATTTAACAGAATTAATTCTGTTCTATCTGGCGGCAAGGCTTTACAAGAAGATGTAGAATTAATAGAAGGTAGAAAGGCTGATATTGTTCGTTCTGCTGATATTATTTTAACACCTTCTGGTAAAAAAATGCCTGCACGTGAGATTGTGTTTAAGAAAAAAATAGATGATGAAGATAAAGAAGAGACAAAAGAAGGATTAAAAGATCCTAAAGATAATCCTTGCTGGGATGGATATAAGCCTGTAGGTACCAAAAAGAAGAATGGTAAGATTGTACCTAACTGCGTTCCAGAAGAAGCTATTGTAGAGAATGCAAGTACTCATCTTAAAGCCGCTCAAACGGCGCAGGCTAAAGGTTTATATAATAGAGCTACTCTACATAGAAGAATTGCAGCCGCATTAATGAGAAAAGATCATACTACTGCGTCCGGTTTAATGGATCAGCTTAAAGGTATGGCTGAAGAGACTGTTCGAGAAAAACAAGAGTTTAAATCTAAGGCAGGTGCCGGTGAAGAGGGCACTGATGAGTTAGTTAAAAAATATAAAAAAGATACTCCTGGTCAAATAGATGAAAGCTTTGTTATAGATAGAAGCGTAGGTCTTGGAGTTACATATTATGCTAAGGATTTAGGTATGAAAACTGAGGGTGGTTTTCAATATCACCCTAGCGTAGAAGAAGTTATGCAAGCTGATGAAAATTTTATGGATGGTCGTAATCCAGAAGATAAAGGTGATATGGCTAGACATGGGCTTAAAGGTAAGAGTGTAACTCAGCCTAAAAAAATTAGATCATCCGATAGTGCTTCACCAAGACAAAAACAATTAGCACATTGGTATATTAATATGCATAAAAAGGATTAAAATGTATACCTTTAAGCAATTTGTATTAGAAGCAGAATATCAGGGTAGACAAGTCCCACTTAATAAGCCTATGAAAGGTGATGTTAAAAAGTCAAAGGTATTTGTTAAGGACCCTCAAACAGGAAATGTTAAAAAAGTCAATTTTGGTGATAAAAATATGACTATTAAAAAACATATACCTTCAAGACGTAAAAGCTTTAGAGCTAGACACAACTGTGAAACCCCCGGACCAAAGACAAAAGCCAGGTATTGGAGCTGTAAAGCTTGGTAAGAATTTTTTAAACTAGGAGAAAAAAATGGACTTGTACAACAATTCAGAATCATTGCTTAACGCTGTTAGAGAAGTAGTTTCTCAAAACAGAGACATTTTGGCTGAAAAGAAAAAACTTCACCCTAATCAACAAAAGCTCGATGTACATGAGCCAGAGAAGGATGAACTAACTGCGGATGACTTTAAAAAGCTTCGTGCAATGAAAAAAGAAGAAAAAGATACACCAGGAAATAGCTATACACATCAGTGTGCTATTCATGTTAAGCATGAGCAATTTGGTGAAGGTAAGACATTAACCACTCAGCATGCCGATCCAGATGAAGCAGGTAATATTGCATGGTACGATGTTATGTTTGAGCATGGTATTGAAAAAGAGGTTAAGATTGAAGATCTAGAAGTCTTAGTTTCTGAAAGTCATATGAACCATAAGAAGAAAATGAAAGAGGAAGTTGAAGAGGTAGATGAGGCAAGAGGTCGTCCTCGTAAAACTCCTAAGGTAGGTGGTGAAGGAGAAAGTGACTCTGAGCCAGATCAAAATATTGTTAACCATCTTAAAAAGTCTATTGATACAAAAGGTAATCATGATGTAAGATTTGATGATAAATCTACACATAAAGTTCCTGCTCATGTTGCACATAAAGTACTAACTGCTATGGGTAAATTAAAACCAGCAGATAGACTAGAGGTACAAAAGCACATTCAACAAAACCATAAGAATCTTATGGATGTTCATGGGATGGTCAAGTAATGCCACTAATCGTAAAAAATCTAGTTTTAAGAGGTAATGAGCCGCCTCCTACACAGCAGGTAGCTCAATCGGTAGCTCAACCAGCACCACCTCCAGTTGTTCAGCCCAGACCTCGCGTAAGAGAGCGCGCTCGGTCTGCTTCTGATGTACAATTAAAACCAGGTGAGCCTGCTGTTGTAGTTAACGGCAAGGCTAAAAGGATTAGTAAAAAGTCGGCATTCTTGTTAGATATGCTTTCTTTAGACGACTGATAAATATAATAAAAGCCAAGGAGGAATAATATGGCACAATGGGGTAAAAATGACGTTGCATCTAACAGCGTCCTATGGGCACCATCATCGGTTAACTTAGCTCCTACAAGAACTAATGCTAATTTGATGTTTGGAAACACAACTGCTGATTCTTTTGAATCTGGCGAAACAATTGGTATGTTTTTAGCAGATGATGCTGAAACTACCGCTGCAAGAGCTGCTGGTCCAAGACCTGCCCACGCCGGCTGGGTCTTAAGAACAGAGGGTTCTGGCGGGCGCGCCGGTAGAGTTTCATACGAGACTCTAGTAGCTATGACATCTTTATCTGGTGATGCAGAAGATGTTGTTCTACCTGATCTTACTATCTTGATTGGTACTCAACCAGCAGATACATCTGCTAACACTACAGATAGTGAAGAAGCCGAATTTACTGTTGTTGCCACAACATCGCCACCCGGCGGCACAATTACATACGCCTGGACATATGCTAACGGCGATGCCATTCAGGCCGGTGCTAACGTTGGTGTAACTACTGGAGCTACACTAACAATTGATTCTTCAGTAGAGACATCTACAGTTGAATATAAGGTTACACTATCGGCTACAGGTGCTCTATCGGTTACATCTTCTAACGCTACTCTAACCATTACTACATAATATGGCTGAAAGAGCTAAAAAAGTAACAGAGCTTACGTCTCTAACCAACGCTGCTGCTAATGATCTTTTTATCATTATAGACAGCGTTGGTACCTCTAATGTAGAGACTAAAAGCATTACTGTTAGTAATTTATTTGCAAACGTATCTACAGCTGTAGCTCTTAAAAGCACAGTTGCAATTACAGGTGTAACTACTACTAGCAGTAATGTTAATGTTACAGGTACTGTTAGTGCTACTGCCTTTTCAGGTAATGGCGCTTCAGTAACCAGTGTTGATTCGGTTACTGTTGGTGGTAATACAGTTGCGGATATTATTAGTGCTGCTAATGCATATTCCGATAGTGCATATTCTAATGCTGTATCTAAAGTTATATACACCGGGTATGCTGTTGATAGTATTAATAGAAATGTTATGTCTGCCAATGGCACTGATGGTTATCTCATTAGTTCATATGAAGGCAATAACCCTGATTTGTATGTCATCTGTGGCACTACGGTTAGTTTTGATTTAACCAATTTATCTTCACATCCGTTTAATATTTTAGATGAATCAAATAATTTAATTACGGATAATATAACTCATATTAGTTCAAACGGAACTATAACTACTGGTAGTGGGGCTCAAAGTCAGACATCTGGTGTGTTATATTGGCAATTGCCTGTCGCTTTAGGAAGCGCCACTTTTCATTATCTTTGTAACAATCATAGCTCAATGTATGGCAACGTAGTTATTAAGGATATTACAACACTATAATAATTAATGAATGATAGACTGAGTGATGCGAATTTTCTTCTGTATGCTGCTAAACATTATGATAACCCATCTTGTTTTGATACAGTAGAGTTTTATGAAGATCTTAACAAGTTTAAGTATCTTAAAAGACTGTTTAGTAGATATGAAGAGACTGGAGAATTAAAAGAAAGACTCATTCTTAATCATATCACAGTTCTTTATAATCTTTTTGGTATAGAGGCAGCAACTAGGATGCTATTTTTTAAGTTAAAAGAATATCATTCCTATTTGGTGCCTTTTTTAATATTATTAAATGTATGTCCTGATAAAATATATAATATAGGTGTAGAAGGTATAGATATTAACGTTAGCGATGTTAAGCTCGATAACACAATAGTAGAGGCGTTAAGAAAAATATGGCAAGAGTTGTAGATGTTTTTTTAGTCTATCAATTTGTTAGAAGACTTGTAACTCCATTTAAAAACTGGGATGCGTATAAACTAGGCATTATAGATGAGAAGGGTAAAGTCTTAAGAAGAAGAAAGACTCTTGATAAGCCTGAAGAGCAAAAAGCATGGGGGTGGTTTGATATATTAGTTGCTAACTTAAAAAAATTAATAGGTCAATTACCCGGCGGAGAGTCAAAATTAGCTTCTTGGGTTACTGCTGGTCTTTTGCTTAAAGAGCAGAAAAAGTTTGAAGAGATGTCTGAAGAAGAGATAGAACAGTATGTAGAAGTTCTATTAGATAAACTACAAGAAGAGGATGGACCTGCTAACGTTGCCGGTAGCGGTGCAATAGCTGGTTTAGATGATAACCCTCCTGTTACAAAAAAGAAGAAAAAAGAACTTGTTACGTTCTTAAAGAGATATGGTAACCAAGGTCGTTGAGGCTAACTTTGACCCATCTGTTACGGCAGCAATAAGCGGGGGTCCTTCAATCAGCAATGTAGTGCATACTGATAGTAACTACGATGCTCTTGCCAATACAATTTTAAGTACCAGTGGTGGGTATATAAAAGTAACTGGTACTGGATTTTCTAATTCACCTCAGC